ATGAGACTGCGCACTTATCTTCTTAATGAATTATTTATATCAAATCCAGAAGTAGAACGCCTGATAAACTTCATAAGAAAAGAACTAAAAATAATGACAATGCAAGAAGTAGAAAGAAAATGTAGGGAATCCTTTAATACTATTTTTATTGAAAAGAAGTATGTAAAAAATAAAGAAGCTCTTGAGAATTTTATAGAAAAGTATAAATTAAATAGAATAATGGATGTTAATGAAGACTTTAGACATTGGTGGCAGTTAGTATCAAAAGAAGCATTTCCAACGTTAGCTTTTTATCCAGCTCTTCAAGTTTGGTTGGAACTTGATAAGTATATTAAAAATGAAAATTTCAATGTAAAGATTATTGTATTCTACGCTGCTCTATGGATTGTCATTGTTACAGGCAAGTATATTATAGGATGGATCAAATGGAAGAAAGAAAACCCCGATGAATATGATGCAGAGCGTAGAATTGGTAGAGGGGGATTGATATGATTGAAAGTATTGTTAATAAGTATCTGTCAGAATCGGTTTCTAAGGAAATATACGATCAATTAGGTGGAAACAAGTTTATTTCTATGACAGGTGCTAAAAATTTAATATCATCTGATAAATCACTATCAATGAGGCTTCCAAAGACTAAAAATGGAATAAATTACGTAAAAATAAGTCTTAATTCTTCCGATACTTATGATTTGGAATTTGGAAGAGTAAGTGGTTTAGAATACAAGGTAAAGAAAACTGTTAAAGATGTTTATGTAAACAATCTAATTCATGTTTTTGAAAAAGAAACAGGTCTTTATACATCACTTTAAGAGAGGTGAAGAAATATGAATAAATCTAAAATAGACATATTGATTGAAAAATATCTACTAAACGAGAAAAAATACTGGTCAGCTGATGTAGAAACTCATTGGACACCGCCAGAAGGGTTATTTACTAAAAGTGCAGAAACTATTGTTGACGCTTTGAAAAAGGCTCCAGGTGGTCTTTCAAAAGCAATGGCCAGATTGAATTTTTACATCAATAGAGCTGGTAGAAACCTCACCAGAAAACGAAAAAAAGAGCTTAAAAAAGCCAAAGAAATGGTGAGTAAACTTACAAAATCTGAAGAAGATTGATTGGAGGATATTAACAATGCTAATTGAACAAAAAATTATGTATTATCTGAATGAAACTGATAAGATTTCATCCGGCTTAGAGGATATGATTATCGGTTATTTGAAACATGGTGATGATCCAGATAGTGATTTTGATGCTGATGAACTTAAAATGGGCATTGATGTTGAAAAAGAACATAATGATAATCCAAATGTTGCAAAAGCCATCGCTAAAGCTCATCTAGCTGAAATTCCAGACTATTATACACGCCTAAAAAAGATGGAACAAGAAGGAAAAAGAGAAAAATGAGATTCAATCAATTTATTTTTTCAACAAATATAGGCATTCCAGATGACCTGACAGTAGTATATGATAGGAAAGTATTTAAGAAAATGGTAGATTTTATTGTTAGTTTGAATCCAGCACAATTAACACCACAACAAATAGATAATATAGTTGATATTATTCAGCTCTTTAATATAGTCCCGATAGATGAAGATACGGATGATGGCAAAACAGTTGAAATGATAAAGAAGAATAAGGATAAAATCAATAATTGGTATAGTAACAATGTCAAACGTAATGAAGCATAGCTTCGATCCGAGTAAACATGACATATTCATACCAAGGAATAAACACAAGTATATAGGTAAAGGACCAATAATAATTAGATCAAGTTGGGAACGAGTTTTTAGTCAATGGTGTGACTCTAATCCTGGAATAATTGCTTGGAGCTCTGAAACTGTGGAAATACCCTATTATGATCCAGTAAAAAGAAAACAACGTAGATATTATCCTGATTATATCATAAAAACAATAGGTGAAGGTAATAAAGAACTAACATATATTGTTGAAATAAAGCCATATAAAGAAACCATAAAACCCACCATTTCCGAGAAAAAATCACAAAAGACAAAAATGCATGAGATGGCAACATATCTCACTAATGTAGCCAAATGGAAGGCTGCTATCGAATTTTGTAAAAGACGTGGATGGCAGTTTAAAATAATAACAGAACGAGAATTGTATAAATAGTTAATTGTGATGATCCAATGAGGCATAGAAATAAATATGTCAATAAATATGTCAATAATTGGATAAATAATAATTGATAAGGGACTTTATACATTATGACTCTCAGACGGGTTTTCAAAGTTAAAGATCGTAATAGCACTGTATGGTGGAGAAGTGGTCATATCTATAGCTTTAGATATAGAAACTTTGAAAATGATCCAAATCCCATAGTGTTATGTCTCTATGCTATAAAGGGTGTTAATCCAAATACCAGACATAATTGGAATTTGGTTCAAGCAATAAATCTAAATTATATACCGAGACATAATAGACGAAAATTCCTTCAAACATGGATTAGTGTATTGGAGAAAAATGGTGGTAATATAAGACTTACATGGGAAATGCTTGTAAGACACTATCCATATCTATTATTAGCATGTCGTAGATATTTACTTGATAGAAAAATGTTTGCAGATTTAAGAGAAATACCTCTGGAAGATATTGAATCTATAGTAATTTCAAGTTGGGCCAAAGACTACTCAAAACAGGTTCAATTAGCTATTCTAAGAAAGTATAAAAATATGAATAAATATCTTAAACAAGTCTTGATTAGTAGTCTTGTTGGTTTAAGGCCGCCGGGGCCATATTACAGAAAAGAGAGTGATTAACAATGAGTAATTTAACATATATTACTTTATATCAGAACGAAGTAAGAGCTATTAAGATTGAAATAAGAGATCAGTATGATGAATTATGGTATCCATCATCAGCTTATGTTAAATTTTTAGATGAAGATGGTAATACTGTAATAAATGAGATTCCGGCTTATGTTTCTGAGAACACAATAAACACTATTGTTAGTAGCAGTATAACTGCAACTCCTGGAAAGTATTATCTAATTTGGCGTATATTGAAAGAGTCGGGCTCAAATACATATACATATTACCATAAAACCTGTTTAGTTGTTGAAGAATTATGAAAACACCATTGTCATTCAGATTATTAAAAGGATTGTTAAATTTTAATAATGTATCTGATACTATAAAATTCAGAGAGTCAACTAACTTTCTGACATTTGAATTGGTAGAACATTATCAAGATAGTGTTCTTTATCAGATATTATTAGACTGGGCTGAGGTTGTGGGTATTAGTGATATATTCATAACGGAGTAATATAATGCCAAGA